AGCAAGCATTGATGCCGCACTAGTGTTTTCTACAAGCAAAGCATAATCAGAGGAACTGGTTCCTGCTCGTATGCGAGTACCAAACGCTTGACCTGCTGTAGTACTAGAGTTAAATCGAGCGGTGTAGGCGTTGGCATCTCCGTCAACGACCAGTTTTGCAGTAGGGTTTGTGCCGTTTACGAGCAAATTGCCTGATGAGTCGATGCGCATGGCTTCTTCTACTGTTGCATTTATATCTGCAGTAGAGAAAACTAAGTCTAGCTCTCCGTTATTACCTGTGGAGTCACCTACAATAGATCCTCTAGTGCCGCTTGCGTTTGTACCCGTGTCATTTCCATTAAAGTTTATTGATCCATAGTGATAGTTTGATGCGCCGCTCATTGATACGTTTTCATTATTAAGAACAATAGAGGGCCCTGCAAAATTATTACTAGTTGCAGTAAAAGTATCCGTTGCTTGAGGAAAAGCCGTCGCCGATGTAGACCCTACCATTTTAAAATTAGTAGACCATAAGAACTCTTCTGCGTGAGTCTCATCAGAAACATAAAGGATTGACCCTTCGACTGTTGGAGCTGGAATTCCGTACAAATCATCTATCTCTAGCACTGTTGCTTTCCACTCGGAGGTGGAAGCATTGTACCCGAGAACAGGAACAGCAGTACCGATTACTACGGGAGTAGTAGGAGGAAGAGTGCCTAAATTAACACCTGAAATGTCATTTAAAGAAAGCGCTGCATTTACCCAATTTGTTCCGTCATACTTTAAAATATTATCAGTAGTTACGCTAGTAATAGTTACACCAGATAAATCATTTAGCTCTAAAACTTCTGTGACATTTGAGGCGGACCAAGACGTACCGTTCCACTTTAAAAATTGACCTGTACTAGGGCTGGACACACTTACATTAGATAAATCGTTTAAAGCTAATGATACGTCAGAAGCTACCCACGTTGTTCCGTTATACTTTAAATATTTGCCATTAGTAAGAGTGGGAGACCCGTCTATATAGCTTACGTCCTCTAAATGTCTAAGTTTAATAGTATCAGCAATAGTTACTACGCTTTGGTTTTTCCATCGTACATTTGCTGAGTCGTAAACCAAAATTTCGTCATTAGCTAAGTTCACCCCAACGAGTACATTAGATAAGTCATCTAATGCTATACTTCCTGAAATAGAACTGGCTAAAGTTGAAGGAGCTCTATTCACCCAGAGTGTTCCAGTCCACTGTAAAATATCATTAGTAGTTGCAGAACTAATGTTAACGTCTGTCATGTCTCCTATGCCAAGAATATTAGTAATGTTTGAATGGCTCCACTCAGTGCCGCTCCACTTTAAAAATTGACCTACACTAGGAGTTGCGTTGACATTAGATAAATCGTTTAAAACAAGAAGGTTACCTAAGTCTGAAGGAGCAACGTTTACCCAGTTTGTTCCGTTGTACTTTAAAATATCATCAGTAGCTATAGTACTTATAACTACATCTGTCAGATCATCTATACCAATAACATTAGTAACGTTTGAGGCGATCCACTCAGTACCGCTCCACTTTAAAAATTGACCTACACTAGGAGTTGCGTTCACATCGGATAAGTCATTAAGTACATTTACTAAGTCAACGAAAGTTACGGTTCCATCAGAAGCAACTACTAATCCTTGGCCCGTAGTTCCTCCATTTACAGTAAGATTACTACCGTCTATATCTAAAGTCAAATCCTCCCCGTTCCACGTAAGATGTTCGTTACTAGGGTCTCCTATAGTAGCAACGTGTGCTAAGGTATCTTGATCAAACCCAGAAAAGAAGCCATTATTGTTCGGATCATCAAAATCTGTTAAACCACCCCTTATAGAGCCTCCTGTATCAATTTCAATACCTCCCGTAGCAGAATTTACAACGAGTCCTTCGTCTATTGCATTATCACTTGCAGATAATGGATCTAAATCGACTACTGCTCCTATATCCTCTGTAGTAAAATGAAATTCGCTTTGAATTAGTGCTGGCATTATGAAGGCCTCGAAATTGTAACTAGTAGAGAATCTTCTGAAGGGTCTCCTCGGTGAGTGGCTCTATAAAAATTAGTTAAACTTATATTAGAGAAAAAAGACCTATCTAATACAAGTTGGCTATTAGATAGTATATAATTAACTTTAGCTGCCGAACCCAGAGTTTCTACTTGTGTAGAAAGATTGGCAAGACTAATAATATCCCCCGGCTCTACTTCGCTAATAAATGAAGTACCTGTTCCTATTAGAATGGTAGAATTTGCAGGTAAATAAGCTGTGCCTGTTAAAGTCGTCCATGCCGCAGACATGGGCTGATTAGCATCTCTCCAAAAACCCGGGCTTCCTACAGCATTTGCATTACTATCCCACTCAGCTAAAAATACTCTAGGAACGCTAGCATCGTAGTAAACATAGAGCTCTCGAGTATCATCATCAGTTACTCCTGATAAATCTACAAATCCATTCGGGGCCCTAGAAGAAATTTCGGTAAATAGCTCCGGACTCCCACAAGTAGCAATACTAACAGGATACTGTAAAAATTCAAATACTTCTACGCCTTCAGACCCTGAAGTGTTCGTACTTTTTATAGCAAAGTAAGTTTCGGTCATATTAGCGTTAGAAGTATCAACTTCTTGCTGGGCGCCTTGGGCGTACCGATCACCACTAATATCTTGTATAGTACCCACAACAGAAGAAGTTGTTTTTACCTCTACATCGTTCCAAAACCATCTATAAATAGTGGAGTTTCTATTAGAATATGATATATCTTGTTTTACAGCATAGAACTTAGGGGACGTTTTACTGTATTTTTCTGCAGAGCTAGCTACTAAATCTCTTCTTATTATACCTTTAGACGTTGTTACTCCGCACTTAGGTATATCATGTGCTTTAGCACTGCTATTTTCGGGTTGATCCTCGTCTCCTACACTATTGCCGCTTCCCTCAAATACTGTAGATGCCCACTCTGAAAAATCTCCTGTTGTAGACTCTGTTCTAACCTTGAATGTATGAGTACCTACCTCTACTTCTCTATAAACTTTTCCTAAATTAGTAGTTGTTACAGTTTCTCCCGCCCCTACAGAAGAAACTACTTCATACTGAGCTACTCTAGGATAGTTTTCTGGAGGCGACCACCTAAACTCAAGTATGCTTTGAAGCCCTCCTTTTGGCTGGACTGAGAGTGCTATTGGGGGAGGTACTTCTTCTTCCTCGTTTTCTGGTATAATTTCTTCTACTACTTCTTCCCTGTCTTCATCTTCTACTTTTATAAACTTATCTGTGAACTGTTCTGCTGCTCTAATACTAATACTAAGGGGGTTATCTTGGGAAACACTCAAAACTCTATAAGTTTTAGAAGTTCCATAAACTTCTTCTCCAGAAGTGTCTGTTTCTCTTAGACTCCATATAGAGCCTGGAGTAGGTGTAAAGTCAAATGTTAAAGAGTTATCAAGTGTCACTGTTGTTTCTGAAGTACCTGTATTAATTATAGGCAATCTTTCTGTCCTAACATGGGGGCGCCACTCTACGTTTAATAAGTTGCCGGTGCTATCAAAAGCATTTGTTGCTTTTTGCTCTGTATCTAAAGATACTAATTGCAAGCCTCCACTTACATAGTTGTAGGCAGAGGGAATGAAAGCTCCCGGAGCGTACTCAATATTATCTATAGTTACAGGATTGCTACCAACATACATTCCTCCTCCTCCAGGAAGACTAACATACACTTCATAAACACTGCTAGAAGATAAAGTAACTGATCTATCAAATGTTATAGTTGTAGAAGTTGCGGCGGACACTCTTCCGCTTTGAATAAAATTCTGTCTATCAGAATCTTGTACATTTATGACATCCCCTGGACGAATAATTTTACCTTCTAAAGCCGTAGAAAAAAGCACAATTTCATTTTCATTTTGAGCAGTATATAATTTCCACTTACCGTATCTAGCTGCTTGAGATTCTGAAGTGCACCCAAAAGCAACAACTTCTAAGGGTATAAGCCTTCCTGCTTTAATTATTGCTTCATTGTCTTCAATTACAATTTTTTCAGTTGAATAATTTGATCTCGGATTATTCCACTGAACAATAACTTGATTTACTCTAGTCGTATAAGAACTACTTTCATAGGAAAAAGATCCATCAATAGTGTTGGATTTAGAAAAAGTTGCTACAGGGTTTTGAGGCATATCCTGTACTAGTGTCAACTTACCATTCGTCCAATACAGCATAGATAAAAACATGCTTGTTAGATCTTTTAGTACTTTATATACAGGCACTGTCTTAGTTAGTAGTAAATTTGTTCTAAACCTGGGCTCTAGTCTGGCAATAGTTCCTGTAGAAGTGTGTTTATTTATTGAGCGTATTTCGTCCCCCACAGAGTATGTTTGTCCATAGGTTCCTGCAAAAGTATTCCAGTTAGCATTTCCCAAAGAAACAATCTTATACCACTCTCCTCTTTCTGCATATTCAGTTTTAAATAGTTCTTTTGAGTTCACTAGTTCGTCACAAAACTTTGATATTCTATATAAAGCAAAAAGATCTATATCTGAGTTTGATAGCCAAGATCCTGCTCCATATCTAGAGTTTGTTACTAAATCTAAAAAAATCCATGCAGGGTTATCTGTATAAACTAGGGTATCGCTAAGGCTGCCGTCCCAAAAAATAGGATACTCTGCTTTTCCAATAGGCGAGGCCTCCCTAGGAACATATCCAGTAGGAACTTTTACAAGCTTTCCTCTAATATCGTAAGTTCTTTTTGGAGGCGAAGCAAAGTTTCTACTTGAAAAAGTTGTTTGGACATGGGCGGTGTACGGATAAGAGAAAGAATCTTCGTTTGTTGCTTGAAGTTGTGTAATTTCGGCCCCCATTATAGTAGTCCACTTTCTTCTATTATCGTAAGGTCCTCCTCTAGTTCTACGACTACCTCCGGTTTCCATAACCGGTAGTCCTATATGCCTACTTACCCTAAAAATTTTAATTCTAAAATTAGTATAATTTATATCGGAAAATTCATTTAAATCAACTACTTGTTGAAAGGTTACTGCAGCATTGGTTTGTCCCTTATGCTTTAGATATTCTCCAAAAAGGGGGGTGGGACTAACCCAAATATTGGAGTTTTGTTGAAATTCTATGGAAACTTCATACCAGGCCCAGCAATCCCTTTTCTTTCCGCTGCCTCCTCCTATAAAATAAAGACCTTGAGAGTAAAGAATATTAAAACTAACTTTATCTGCTTCTTGAACTTTAGCTACAGTTGTTAATCCAAAATCAGAAGCGTTAAGTATGGAGGGGTCTTGGGCACAGTCAGATGTATCCACAAGCGAACGAAGCCTCTTTTTATAGTCATCTTCATCTATAACAGGGAGTCCTTCAAGATCAATGGGGGTAACCCCATGACTATTTGTATCAATAATTACTTTTAAAGATGGTAAGTTTATATTAGAAGTACTTCCTTGTATTGCTGTACCTGAAAGTCCTGCTACGGAAGGTAAAGGTCTTTGTAGCAAAGTTCCTGTATTTTCTTGAACATAAAGATTAGAAACTTTTGAAATTGGCGCTGAAGGGTCAAAAGTTCCTCCATGAGCACTACTATTGGCTTCGAAAGTAAATTGCGAACTTAACTCAAAAGAAAACGTACCATTAAAACTATCTACAGTTGTAATTTGTCTATTAGATATATCTATAGAAGAAACTTTGCTTCTTTTAAACGTTAAAAGAAGTCCATGATCAGGTAAGTTATTTGCGTCTAAAGCCCCATTAGCTTTTGACCAGTTAAACTCTCCATGATTATTAGAGTCTCTTATAAAGTTTCCGAGAATTCGAATTATAGTTCCATCTGCGTAAAGAATTTCTAATATAGACTCTACTTCTCCAAAAACAGTATTATGAATATTAGAATCCCAGTTTCCGTTGGGCCTGCTTAATCGTATCTGACTTCTAGATTCTCCACTTTCTACAAAATTACTAAGATTAACGGGAACTCTTGCCTGTCCCCCTCCTAAAAGACGAATATCTCTAGGGGCTGTGCCTGAATTTTCTAAGCTATCAGGCAAAATAGTATTGTTGTCTATAGTGCCTAAATTGCTATTATTAAATGTAATAGTACCCGCGGCTTGTCCATTTACAGTTCCTGTATCTGCAGGAGCATAGCTGTTAAACTTAACATTTTCTGCAGAATTATTATTTAAGTATACGGAGCCCGCCCCGTTTACTAATCCGTATATAGGACCTTCACATAATACGTCTGTAGCTGTAACTTTTTGGGCTTTAGCGCCTCTTTCTACAATTGCCATTTTATAATCCTCTTCATCGCGTTCTTTTTACAGCTTTATGATAAATGGTTTGATCTTCATTTGCTACCTGAAAACTTATAACTCTTCCGGGCACCCTCAATCTGCCATAGCAAATAGGAATAGGGTCTACTTCTGAAATAGCTTGATCTGATCCTGAAAATACATAAGTAGAGTCTTGATTAGGATCTTGAGCCGGGTCTTTTGATAAAAGATCTTGTAGCCCTTTATTTCCTAAAAATTTTCCGCCCATACCAAGTGCAGCGACTCCCATACTACTCATACCGAAATAAGCTCCTATAGGGGGCGCAAATACTGTTAATAGTACTCCTGCAACAAGCTTTAGAGCATCACCTAGTTTACTTGCTCCTACAGGGACAGGAGTTACGATCATGTCCCCTTCACCAAGAGGCAAGGATATTTCGTTTGGACTAAGTATAGTAGTATTGTTTATTTTCCATGCAAATACAATGCCCTTATCATAGCATTCAGTATAATAAGGGAAAAAGTCTTCAAAATTAGCACTTAAACAATTCATTACATCAACTATATTTTCAGCGTGCATCTCTCTTACAGAACCAAATTTTTCTCCTAGCTCTCCCTCTAAGTATACGTTTCTTTTCATTTTAGTTCTCCGGGGTTAACTATATTTAATCCTATTTCTGGGTAAGTAAAAATATAGTAAGGTATTTTTAAAACATTGCAGCTATCAATATCTTCTTTGGACGGCTCGTTTGATTCATTAATGTGATTATGAACAATACCCGTTATATTGTATTTTATTTTTAAATTAATGTACTCTTCTGAGCAAAAGGCAAAGCTAGTGGGGCTAGGATTTACATTTTTGCAAGGTATAAAAGTTTCAGAGTTTACTATAACTCCGCATCCTTCATTTGGGTATTCGTTTTTAAAATGGTTATAAATTTCATCTATCATTCAGATATATTAGACCTTGAACCTGGAAAGCCTCCAAAAGGTAAAGACCTACTTTTATTGAGATAGGTATCTGAAGGAACAGTATTTGCTAGAGTGTCTGAATTAGTCGCTAACTCGGTTTGCTTTCCTTGGAACCTTAGCCTACAAGACTGTACTCTTTTTCCACAAATATCTATTCTTTCCCATACTTTAGTCGAAAGTTCTGGTTTAACTCCTGTAGATGCCTTTAGGGCTTTATATATTCTCACCCCTTTATCAGCAACAGGAATTCTATGCACTCTGTCTCCTGCGCTATATGCAGTTGTTGAGTTCCATTGTGTTATAACATTATTACCTATACTTTTTGAATAATCCGCAGTTATTAACCTATCATTAACATCAAAAAATCTATTAAAAGAATTTCCATTTACAGTGCACCCTCCTCTGCCATATAAGGCTCCTTGGTACTCCCAAGAGCAGTATTTTCCCGCCGCAAGTCTTGCAGGAATATTAGCGCGTTCTATATCGGCAGGATTTGCAAGCTCTACCTCTAATTGTAAGTTACGCTCTCCTGATATTTTATCTAAAATGTATGCGTGCTTAGGATATTCTCTAGGTACGGAAGGAGTATCGGTGCTACTATATGTTAATTTTAGTAAAGTAGTTCTGACAACTAATTTACTACTTAAAAGGTCTAAAGGAGTAATAATTCCAGAGGAACTGAGAGCTTCCTGTAAGGTTGTTTCATCTTCTATAGCATTTGTATCATTAACAAGAACTCTGCCTAACGCAGGCAAGTTTGCCATTTTAAGAGTGGGACGGTTTGGCTCCCCTCCTGTATTTTCTATTCCCGTGACCTCTATAGGAAAAGCTAAATATGTATTTAGTACAGTTCCTTCCGAGTTTGGAAAATTTATATTTCTACCTGTTCCCGTTTCGAAGTTTAACCCGTTATGAAAATACAAAGTATCACCTGTTGTATAATTAGGGTCAAAAGAAGGTAGAGTTAGCTCATACAAATGAATTAAAGAGTCCCCGACTTCTTGAGCTGAAGCGGTTTCTATTAAAACTGTAGGCGAAGTTACTACTTGGCCTGAAACTGTTAACTGAGTTTTTTGTACTCCAGCAGAGTCTTCTAAAATAAACTTACGTATAGTTACGTATTGAGTTTTGTCCGACTCACTCGTATACAAACTAACGAACTTAAATATTATTATTCTATAAGTGCCGTTTGAGGGAACTGCAGCTCGAGTGCCTGTAAAATCAGTAGGTTGCAAGTCAACCCAGTCTCCTGTATTTACATTTAGAGCCCATACAAGATTTGAGTTAAAAGTATTATGTGCTTCGTACTTAATTATGTCCCCTGTAACAGCAGAAAAGGTAGGGCTTGCTATATAACCAAGGTTTTTCTTTTTATTGGCAACTCCCTCCCCATTATTATATTCAACATCGGTCCTTAGTTGAAGAGCTTTATTTGTGTACCCTGTAACTACATCAACACCCGTATCAGTAACAATAGATGCAGATGATCCACTATTAAAAAAATTGTAATTACCATTTGTATTTCCATATAAAGCAGTGGTGGGTACTTCGTATCCAAAAATTGTATCACTACTATTATAGATTTGATTATCTACATTGGTCCAGTCAGTATGATTAGTTAGAGTAGTGCCAGTAACGCCTGAAGTAAAAAACGTTTCAAAGTTTTTTTCTCCATCCGTTCCAAAACCGGGAGCACTGTTTTTTAACTCAAAAGAAAACGAATCTAAACTACTATCTACAAAAGTCACTGAGAATACGTTTGTAGTACTAGCTATTGAGCTAGGAGTTACCACACAATTTACAGGGGTACCTACAAGCGTTAAAGGGTAAGAAACTTGACTAAATGTTACTTCTAATGTTGTTCTGTTATTTGCTTCTACATTTATTACATTAGCAGTATCTACTGTTAAAGTTTGTGTGCTCATGGCTCATATACTCGTCTAAGAGACGCGGTCATTGAATGAAAATTTTCACTTATGTAAGATATAGAATAGTCGTCACAAACTACTTTTACAGAAGTATCTCCGCTGTGGTCAGTAGCTACAAAAGGAAATGCTTTTCCTATTTTTGCGTCAAAAAAAGCAGCTATTTCATTTATTTTTACGGCTTCTCGATTGTTAAAAGTTATACTAAAAGAATCGCTTTTTGGATTAACCCCATCAGCAACTCTTTGCTCATAGCCATCTCCAAATTTAGCAGTTAGTACCCTGGGTGTGGCTTGACGAGATAACCCCCTATCTGCAACAACTTGCACATCGGCTGCAGGGCTTCCTGTAGATATACTATCTATTGGGATTGTAAATTGAAATTGAGACATTATCTTGCTCCGTAGGGGCTAAGTAAGCCGCCATGACGTTTCTGTTTTTGAATTTCTTGTTGCACAGCTTGTCCTATTACTAAACCTAAATTATCGGCACCTTCTGCAGAGACTGATCCTTGTCCATTACTATCTACATTTACGCTTACATTTACATTGTTGTTCTGCGCTCCTGCGCCCGCGCTCATTTCAACAGGTATGGATCTACCGTTAGGTAAAGGTACTACTGCTTCTGTTCCGTGTAAAATAGCGGGGTACCCTGCGGCTGTTCCTTTTGCAACTCCTCCGTCTCCGAACATGCCAGAACTAACACCTCCATGTCTAAACATTTTACGGCCAACACCCATCTTCTTGCCCGCAAGTAAGAGTAAAATTAAGGGCAGCATTTGCTTCATTCCCATGCCGCCGGTTAGGCTTCCCAACATGCTACTTCCCATACCCATAGCTGGGCCCAATCCTGGTAAAGCTAAGTTCGAGAAGCTTGATACGCCCGCAAGTATACCTCCAAACATTGCTTTGGGGGCCTTAAATCTTCCACCGTACCTAGCTCCCATACCTCCGAACATAGACATAACAGTACTAATTAGACCACCTAAGCCGCCGCCACCACCACCAGCACCGCCCATGTTGCTAAATACACTCATAATACTGCTCAGTATGCCACCGCCACCGCCAGCACCGCCTCCGCCGCCCGGCATGCCCATGTTGCTAAATACACTCATAAGACTACTCAGCATGCCGCCGCCTCCAGCACCGCCGCTAGAGCCTGCATTGGACTTAAATAGCATAGCACTCATAGCTTGTATAAGTTTTCCTATCATGCCTACAACCTTCGTAACTACACGCATAAGCAAGCCTTGCTCTTGTTTGTGTTTAACAATAGATTTATCTGTGTTTATTTCTGTAATAATTAAAGGGCCTTCTCCAGCAGGGTATGGAGTAGCTGATACTCCTCTAGTGTTAGCAACTACATTAGGGTCTACTGGAGGTTTAGGAGCAGGTTTTGGGGGATTGGGTGAAGGCTTTGGTTTTGCGCCATCACAACAATCAATTTTTACCGTATTGGTATTTAAAGCAGCAGTAATCTCTCTATTCACTTTGTTTGCTCCGTTATGGTGTGCATCTTTTATTTTCTTTTTATTGTCGTCTCCTGCGTCTGTTATTGCTTTTTTCATATCTGCAGCAGGATCATTTTTTCCAAAAATATAGTCAGTAATAGCTTGTGAGGCTCTTTGTGAAGCTTCTGTTAGTACTCCCTTCCAAATACTTGTTCCGATATTCTTCAGAGCCTCTTTACCGCTTCCACCCATGCCGAGCTGTACAAAAGCGTCTCCCAAGGAATCTTTAAAAGATTTTCGCAGAGCTTGATCTAAAGCATTATTAAGCTCTTCATTTTCTAAGGCTGCTATAAATCCTCGTAAAGCTCCGTCGGCAGTTGCTGTTTTTACACCTCGGTTAATATCAGCTGCAGCTCTAGCTGTACTTGCTGCGCTACCAGCGGCTGTTATTATCTCATCATATAACTTCTCCTGGCCAGGTATAGCATCAAAATCTTCTGCCGCTGCCTTACTAAGGTACTCTTGTTTTGCAAGTTTAGTTCTTGCAATTAAAATCCTTTCTTCCATATTTATTTGAGCAATTTTTAAGGTATACTCTAAATTTGCTGCGTCAATTCTGTTTTTAACAACTTCTTTCTCTACAAGAATTTTTGCTTGTAAAATTTGCTGTTCAGATGCATTTGGATTTGCTAGCAAAACATTTTCTAGTTCGTATTTTAAAACTTTTTCTCGCGCATTTGAGGCTGCCATTGACAAATTAGACGCTTTTTGTTGTAAGTCAAGCAATTGTTTTTGAAGCCCTAAATTTTTTAAATTAGCTTGTCCAAGCTCAATATTTTCTTGAAATGGTTTCTGCGCCTCCAAAACATCTAATTGCTCGTTAAGCAACTTTAAACGAGCCCGCTCTTGATTTGTCAAAGCGTCTAATTCGTCAAGCTGTCTTTGTACTTGAGGCAAGTATTCTCCATTTACTTTAGGATACAGTTTTATAACGTCTAATCTTTGAAGCTCTAAATTACTTAAAGCTAAATTACTTTGTAACATACTATCGTTATGTTTTAAAGAGGCGCTTTCAGCTTTGCTTAATGTGGCGTAATTTCTAATTGACGCAGTCTCTAACCTTATTTCCGTTATTTTTCTAGCATTTTCTTGTTTAGCGAATTGTTCTCCAAGATTCATTCGCTCTTTTAAGTCGTTTATACGGTCTTTGTCGTCTTGGGTCATACCTCCTGTTCGACCCCTCGCAATTTTTTCTGCAGACTCAAGGGCAGCCTCAGAAGCTAGTCTTAGTTGGTCACCTGTAGTATTAGGAAGAACAGACTGCTTTAGTGCAGACATTGCTTCGGCAGAGGCTTTTAACTGATCTGGTAAAGCTTTTAAATGAGCATTTAAATCTGCCACAACCTTTAGGTCTTCTTTTAAAACGTCGCCAAGAATGGCCATATTTTTTACGTCTTGCTCTCCAAAACCTCCTGGTCTAGCCATCCCCTCTTTGAATGCCAAGTCGTACTTAGCTAAAGTCTTTTCGAAGCCTTCAAAAGCCGCAAAGTTGCTAATTCCTTCCGTTTTTCCTACTTCTTCTCTGAACGCTTTTAAACTCTTTAATGATTCTTCTATTCTTTCTGGAACAGCCTCTAAATTCTCATCTATCTTAAATCTTTTACCTTTATTCCTGAATTTAACAAGTTGGTCTCCTGCAGCCTTTGTTGCATCAGTAACAAGATCCATATTTTTAGATACAAGTAAAACGCCTCCCGCAAGCCCTGCGACTCCACCTATTAATGCTGCTACTCCCGCAGCTACAGGCCCTCCTAGTCCTGCTAAAACAGCCCCTGCTTTTGCACCAGCCGCCGCAGTTGTTAATAACGTCGCAGCTATTCCCACTCCTGAAGCTGTCCCTTCAGAAGTTAATAATTTTTGATTTTGTAGTACTTCTTGCGTTTGCTCAGAGTAGTTAGATAAAGCATCTGTCATTATGTCAATAGTTGCAGGATTAAAACTAGTTGTAATGCTTTCTGATACGGCTTGGGCGGCTAAATCTATCTCCCTTAAGTCTTCTGCTATACTAATACGAACAGCAGTAACTTCTGCTAATTTTATGTACTCTTTATTTAGAGACGCGAGTCTTTCAATAGTTGAGTCATAAACAGCCTGCTGACTATCAAAATCCTCAGCAGTATCATTTGCCTCTCCTCTGTATTTTTCTAAAGCAGCTGTTAGTGTTTGATAGGCCAACACTATTATCCCTATCCAACCAAATGCGCCAAGAATTTTTCCAGCAAAGCCAGCAATACCCGCAACTGCCCCTTTTGCTACAACTGCAAAACCTTTAGTTGCAATTTGCATTCGCTTCATTCCTAGCTGGTACTTGCTTACTGTTTGTTGAGTAGCATTGTCCATGTTTGTCATTGTGTTTTGGAAAGACGCAAGAATTTTAGCATCTCTTCCTCTGAACATTCCTGCTGTTATTTTTCCGTGCTCGTCAACATTAGCTTGTGCAAATTTTAAAGACCTTTGAAAACTGGCCCGCTGTTTTTTACTCATAGGGGTACCTGTAGCCATACTATCAAGTACTTTACTCTTTACCCCTGCAGCTTGTTCTTTCTTTGCCAGGTTTGTTAGCTTTTTCTGCTGTTTATCTGCAGTGTTAAGCATCTCCTCCCGTTGTTTTTTTAGTTTTTTTAAGTCCTTCCCTTGTCTTTTTGAGCTTTTTTCAGATTCGTCTGCTATGTCTCTAAAACTAAAGCCCATTGCTTTCATTGGTCCAGAAAGTAAAAGCGCAAAAGCACCAAAAGCGAGCGTAGGAGTTTCTTTTAATGCTGTGGCAAATGGGCCTGCAAATACCGCTGCAAGTTCTTTAATCTTATTTGTTATATCATCAAATGATTTTCCAAGCTGAGCAAATTCATTTGGCGTACGTCCTACAACATCAAGAATTGCAGAGTATTTTCTTTCTGCTTGCCCTAGTACGAAATTTGCTACTGCCTGGCTCTTTTGTGCTTGAGTTAATTTTTCAGCAGTTATTCCTAGTTGCTGTGCATACGCATCAGAAGCATCGTCTAATCGAAGAATAATACCTAATTCGTCAAGAAGTTCTGGTTCTGCTTTTGTAACACCTCGTACAAGACGGTTAAAAGAGTCAGTAACATCTCGACCTAGTATCTGACCAGCATCTGCTGCAGATTTACCTAACCTAGTAAGCTGGTCTGCAGAAAGACCGGCGGCAGTACCAATAGCTGCTGCTTGTGCGGCGTCACTAAAAGTTACTTGTGCATTTGTTGCATTTATAATGTCATTTGTAAGTGTTCTTAGTGCGACACCTGTGCCCGCAGCATAGGCTTGCTGACCTGCTTTTAAAGACTCTAAATTACCTGCACCCTTTAAGAATTGAAATGCGGCACTTACTGCAAACAGTTGAGCTGCTAAGGAGGCATAAACACCTACGAGCCCATCCATACCTCCAGAAAACTTTGCGAAGTTTTTACTTGCATTTGCAGACTGCTGACCTACTCCTTTAAGACCTTTTGCATAATTATTTTGAGATTTATTTGTTCTCTGTTGAGCCTTCTCTACACCATCAAGCGTATCCCTCAGCTTTTTAGCGCTGACAGTGGCTTTTTGCATTTTGCCATTAACTTCAATATCAATTGTAATTTTATTTTTTGCCATCAGCCAGATACATTATGGGTGTATTGTTTTCCACCGCTAGTGCGAGTTTTTCGCTCTTCTATCTTTCTTTTATTTTCTGCTTCTTCCATTCTAAAATTAACAACTATTCTCTCGTACATTTTCATAATATAGAGTATTACTTTTTTATCGTCTATATCATATAAATTAAAATAGTAGTCTAACGGCTCCCACTTTTTTCCCATATAAGTTCCGCTTGTACCGTCCCAGTCGTCCGATAAAAGGCTAAACATAAAAAATGCCACTTGAACTTCTGCAGGTAATTGCGAAAGCTCGAGCGGCATTTTGGCAGGATTGGGTTCTTGTCCAAGTTGTTCACAGACAAGCAGGTATTTATCTATATCAATAGGAGAAGATTGTTCTTTTACATAGCGATCAAGCAGTCTCTCTATTTCAACTACTTGTTCCCAGTAAAATTTTCAAGATCGCCTACAGACTCTGTTACCCAAGTATCAAAGTCAGTTGAGTTTTTCATTAAAAGCTCAGCATTTTCTTGAGTATATACCAGTTCATCATCTAAGTCCAACTCTCCTACATCTACCAAAAGAAGCTCTTCTAGGTAACGATATTTAAGACCGGACCATCCTTTGACTACTGATTTTACATACTCTGTAAGAAACTTGTCTTCATCTAAAACTTCTTCGGGCTGTCGAGTTTTTTTATCAAACTTTGTGCTTACACAGCGTTTTCGAAGTTTAACTAACTCTTCTCGAGCTAAATAAGTTAGTTCAACAGACATCCCGATATACCCAGGAAAGTCTATTAATACAGTTTTACTAGGAGTCATAAGACTCGCTAAAGAAATGGGGGTGTCGCTCATTTTGTATCCTTTTAGAAAGTAATTTTATATTTTGTAATTATAGGTTAAGAAGGGTAAAAAGTCAAGAACTTTTTTTCGTAACGTAAAAAGAAAAACCCGCCGAAACGGGTTTTATATAACTATTTATGCTCCAGTGTATGTCAAAGTTACCTCGTCAGCAGAAGTTATGGAACTTGGAAGCGCATGGAAAGCAGTCTCCAAAGAAATTACATCTTCAATCTGGTGAGTAGGAATATCAACGTGACATCCAGGGAACTCTACTACTAAATTAGGCGCTGACGCTCCACCAATAGTAAACTTAACATTAAACTTGTTACGAGTCATAGTTTTATTTGCCGCCAAGTCTTCAAAGAATGCAGCACTACGAGCACCGGTAACACCCACATCATCATCATTTAAATAACAACTAAAGCTTCCTGAAATATTACGAGTACCTGTAATATGCCCAATCGGCGTATTTACTTTGCAAAGCTCTTCTGGAGTTAAGAAAGTAATGTTATTTTCAAAGTTAATTGATCCTCCGGTTAGTGTTAAGTGATACTCAGTCTGGAAGTCATCACCTGCAACGCCTCCAGCCGTACCTGTAGCTGCATCTCCATCTTGATCTAGGTCTCCAGCTTCTCCAAATACTTGGTCACCATCAGTATCAGGGCGCAAGCTCAACGAAGTAATCCTATTTCTTAAGAAATTTGAAGTACTGCTTGAGCCAGCATATCCTAAACGCCCAGAAACTCCAGACATATCTAAACTAGCAAGTTGCTCAATTTCAGTTCCGAAACCGGACCAATTGATAGTAGTAATGCCATCAATATCAAAATCAATACCTGCAGTATTTACTACACAGCCGGATAGCTTGTAAATTGTTTGTCCTGCACTTGAAGCGTATGTTGCGGGAGTTGCTCCTGGAGCACAGCCTCCTAGTACAAAATAAACATCAAATGTGCCAAGCTCTGCTAAGTCTGACTGAGCTGAAGTAATTGCCATGTTACTACTACGAGTAGCACTTACTGCTGCGGGAGTCCAAACATCTGAGGTGTCATTCCATGTAGATGCACCAAAAAAGTGAGCCCATAAAACTTCTTCGACTGCAGTATGCTTAGTGCTCTCTAGAGTTGGACGAGCATAAGTAGAAAAAGACCACTCCGCTGGCTCTAAAGCATTTGTAAACATAGAGCGTCCTCTATTAGACGCGCCGGATGTACCTTCTTGCATTTCGTTTAAAGTTACTTCAGTGGTTGAAGTAGCTTGCGAAAAAGAAAATCCATCTAGTACTGGAATTTTCCAGTATGTAGTTCCTTTTCCGATAAAGACGTGAGTATCACGACTTAGTTGAATTGTTGCTGTCATAGCATTTCTCCTAAAAATTGAAAGGACAAGGGCGTGAACGTTTGTTCGTGCCTGTCGTTTCTAGTAATGAACCTGTAAAAGTACTTCACCTACTCCAAATGGTTCAAGAACCCCTTCGTCAGTATCAATACTAACTATTAAAATATCATGTGTATATTGAGTATTTCCCTGCTTATCTAGGTAGGCTAATCTTCCGTTTTCCTCAATAACAGTTTCTACATCTTCCAGTAGCTTATCTAAAGCTTCGACTGCGTCCTCTTCTTTGACGTAGCAACGAATAGTGATAGTTAAGTACCTATCTTTATACCCATCACCTTGATAAGCTCGTGTTTCTGATCCTGCATTTAAATGAAGAGCAGGAAAAACTTCTACTTCATCCCAAAATTTAAGTCTAGGGTAAACTTCTTCGTATAAGTCTGTTAAAAAGTTACCTGTTAAATTAATATCTTTTAACTTAGTTACAAGAGCATCAACTATAGTAGACCGTCTAGTAGTATATTGTCTATGATTTATTGCCACTATACTCTCCTAGTGTAGAATCTTCCTATTGCATATTGGGCTGCAAGCTCTCGTATGGAGGCGTCAATTAATTTTCTAGGATCTCTATCTTTAGACCCTTGTGCATACCCCGGCTCAAATGTTTGGTAAGGCCCTTTCATATATGTATATCCTACACTAGGAAATCCCTGTGGAGTCTGTGTTACATCAGTTATATTAACACTAGAAGCAAATCTTCCCGACCTATAATTTAGTCTAGGATCTCCCATGTTTTTTGCCACTGTCTGAGGTAGTTGAGACTTTATAACACCTAAAAAATGAATTATAGAATTAGGATTTCCTGGCATACTTGCCTTTCGTTGCTTAGGTTTTGGAGCACCAGTACCTGCTATTATACCCATTTTATTTGTGGTCCGGGTTTTTTTCTTAGCCCCACCTTTGCCTTTGCTCTTTACTGCTTTTTTAGGCTGTGCTTTCCCCTTATACTTTGCTTTTGAGTGTCCCTCTAGTAAAGTATAAGTAGTAACATCTCCAACTGCTTCTTCTAGACTTCTAGAGCCGTGCTCTTTAACTATAGTAGCATACTCTTTATTAAAAGCTTCTTGTAAAGCCTTTAATGCTCTCTTTTCTTTTCTTGCATCTTTCATATTAATAGCTGCGGATTGAGACGACAGAATAGGAGTATAAGTTTTCTTTAGCTTACCTCGAGCAGTTACCTCCTGGTAATGGTCTATGTCTAATGAGATATCCATAGTCTCTTTGTATGTATTAATACTAGCTTCTAAGTTTTTGTATGACTGTGTATTAGAGTACTTCTTAACAGAAGTGTCTGTCTTTAATACAGCTTCAGCCCCTAAAGCGGCGGTAGTGCTAACAGCGTGTCCAAAATCTCCATGTCCTATATGGGTACCTGAAGCATTTGCTATAGTGTCCCCACTATCCATACGGCCTGTTATTTCTTTTGAGTCTCTACCTGTAAGAGTTTGGTACAGTTCTCCTACTTTACGCTTTATCTCATTTGCTTTAGCATAGCTTTTAACTGCGTACACTTTATGTGTTTTTGGATCAAAGCCTTGAATTTTTAGCTTCATTACACGAGCCTTAGCTTCTAGTAGTCTATTACGCTGTTTCTTAACTTGTATAATATTTCTCTCTGCTGAAGCAAGCAATGTATCGTACTCTTTTACTAGTTTTTCTGTTATATCTTCCGAAGCAGTCTGGCGTACTGAGTCTTTAAAACCTTCCCTGTTCCATACAAATATTTGTCCTTCGTAGCTTTCTACGTCGCCACGAATTTTAGAGGCGTCTAGCCTATTAAGGGCTCTTTTGGCCATTCTAGCCAACCCGCTGTTAGCCACTAAACAGTCTTATATAAATCAAGAACTCGTTTTATATGAGCAGGAAAGCCTACGGCCTCTACTACAGGAACATTTTCAAGTGTAGCTCCTGCAAGAGTTCTTCTTCCTTTGTATTCATCTTTATAGTAAAAGTTAACAAGATCAATAACAGCTAATTGAAGGTCAGCAGGAGTACTTGCATATCCTGCAGTATAAGTAATTTTTACTGACGCCGCTCCGCGAGGCCAGTTTTTATAGGTAGATCCCGTAACGTACAGCACACTATCCGTCTTCTTGTCAAGATAATATTCTGTAGATGCCACGGTGGTGTAACTTTCCGTTACGGAATCTCTTTTTTCAACAGAAACAACTGTATTTACAGGACTTTCAGTTAGTTGTGCGATATGGGTACTCCAATCAATACTAAACTCCTCTACTTTATTTGTAGAGTAAAAGTCAATAATACTATTTCCACAGTAAGTCTTTACTAATTGGTTTACAGAAGTAATAATACGGTCAATTTTATAGTCATCACGAACATTCG